ACATAGGAACGCGTCTAGTGTCACCGTTGTTTGTGCTGAATACTGGCACTTGGTCACCGGCAGAAACCGAATCAAGCGCACTTAATTGATTGATAGTTGTCATTGTGACACCTTACATAAAATCGAGGGCTGAGTCATCGCCAACGAGTAATTTATCCACCACCGGAGCAAACGGCTCACCAACGGAATAAGACTTGTACCCCGCGCCAATTGGGAAGCCACCCGGGATTTCCATTTCTGGCGGCACTGCAAATTTGTTCAAAAGCGCATCGTAGGCCATTTTCGCATTTGCTTTGGTTTCTGGAGAAACGACCTTGCCGTAGGATGGCGCAATACGGTTTGCAAGGGCAAGAAACAAAGCTTCTGCTGCCATGTCCGGGATATTGGTATCGGTGTCAATATCGCTATTCTGCGGGCTTGATGTAAGCGGATAGCCGATTCTAATCCCCTTGCCATTCCAAGTAGCGGCCAGCGAATCCAATCGGCGCAAAGCACTTTCTAGCTGGTCTGCGGTTAGGTCAAAAACATATGGAGCAAGGCCGATCTCATCGAAAGCCTGCTCTATCAATTGTCGCTTAGTCCAGCCCATGACAATCAACCTTCTGCGCTTGCTTTAGGTGGGCGGCCTCGGCGCTTTGCTTCTGGCTCGTCTGAGGCGATTTCCTCATCTTTAACTGGTTCATCTTTTGATTGTGCTTTTGCAATCAGTTCTTGAAGGCTTACATGCCAACCATCTGCAATTGTCTGCGCCAAACTCGAATCGTCAACAATCAGATAATCAACTTTTGTGCCATCAACATCGAGCATTGACCCGAGTTTATAAAGCATTGTTGTCGGTGCCGGACTCATTTAAACTTGCCTTTCATTTTCTTGCCTGCCTTCTTTGCGGCTTCACGCGCAACATTAAGTGCAATTGCGACAGCCTGCTTTTGCGGCTTTCCTGATTTCATTTCTTTGCTGATATTAGACGAAATGCTTTTCTGTGAATAGCCTTTTTTTAATGGCATTTTCAACTCCAAGTAAAAAAAGAGGGGAACTTAATCCCCTCTCTTTTATTTCACCAATTAAGGTTGACCGAACAGGATAATGCCGGACATTTCTGGCTGCTTGTTCACAACGCCATACAGAGTATCCAGACGGAATTTAGTCTGAAGCGTGTTGATGTCGAATTGCTTCGTCATCACCAGTTCCAGGCCTTGGTCTGTCGTTCCACGCATAACGTCTGCACCAGCACTCTCAGGAACAGCATAACGACCCGGCAGAATCTCCAGCGCGTCTTTTTGCCAGAAAGGATTCACGCTGGCGGTTGCGGTGTTCAAGAAAGTGATCGCTGCGCCTGCTGCGGGGGTCGCCGTGCAGTTTTTGTACTGCAGTTCAGCGTCAGTTGCACCGCCACCGGAAATAATCGGGGGGCTAATCTGAACTGTGCCAGTACCACCAGCGCCGGTGACGATTGCGGTAATGCGGAAGGTTTTCAGTTGGCCGGTATCGCCTTTGGTGATTGCATTGACGTTGTTCACGCCCAGAATCGTAAACGCATCGCCAACTTTCACGGTGCCAGATGTCACGGTGATGTTGATGTTTTGGAAACGGTTGTCTACGTTGTTCGTCTCGCCAGTGCCGGCTGTGCTAGTGGCTTTTGGAGTGTAGAACTGGTTTGCACCGTTTACAGTCACTGTCACACCAGCGCGGACGGCCAGCGAGTTAGCGTAGTCCATTTTGAACGTTTCAAAGCCAGCGATATTGCCGACGTAAGCGCGCTCGTATGCGGTGGTGGGCTTGCCGACCATGTTTGCGCGGTTTGCCAAGTTACTTGCCATGTTGTTGTAGTCACGGCTGGACAGAGCGCAGAAACGGTCGAACTGCTGAACACCAGATTCATTCATCAGAGCATCAGCGGCGGCGATATCGTCAAAACCAGATGCGGCTGCGGTACGCTTAACAACCAAAGTGCCTTGGTTGGCGGCGACAGACATCAAAGACACGTTGATATCAGAAGCCAGCTTCTGTTTTGCTGCATCGCCCAGGCGCTGCTCTTGCAGAGCATCGCGCAATTCTGTTGCAGTCATCGCCCATGGAACAGAGCGACCAAAGCCGATCGTCGCAGGAACCGACAACTGGGTCATATCCTTGAAGTTACTAGTCATGTTGGTGCCAGCGAAAGACTGAGCGATGTACGGCATAGGACGCCATACAACGTTGTTAGTCCGCTCCATCATGGTCTGGTCGGTGTTGTAGATGCTGACGTTTTTGGACAGCACCAGTGCATCGTTAAAGCCTTCGAGGATGTTTTCAAAGGCGACGCGTTCTTCTTTACTAAATGCGTTAGGCATAATTTACTCCAAATTTAAAAGTTAAGATTTCCGTTTGAGTTGCTGCTTGTATGCGAACACTTTGCTGTGATCGCCAGAACGAGCGGCTTCCTCTCTGAGTCGTTCAAGGGTTGAATCTACCGCTCCAGAAATTGGTGCGCTTCCACGCACTTTAGATTCCGGCGGGGGAGGGGATGCGGTCTTTCGGCTTGTTACCTTCAATTCTTTTTCCAATCCACCAATAGCGATAGCAAATTTAACGGGGTCATCAATAGAGGCAAGCTCCTTCACCTTTTGCGGGTTTTTACCCAATGCGTAAACAACAAGCGCGGGATTTTTTGCGCCGTGCAAAATGATTCCTTGTTTTGTCTCATTAAGAGACTCAAGGACAACATGCTCGGCGTCGTCATAATCCTTCACTTTGAGCTGCGATTTCAAGCTGCCATAATTCTTAAGCGTGTTCTGCCAGTCTTGCTCTGCCTTTTGTTGCTCGGCTTTTTTGGCATTGTCTTGCTCTTGAACTTTGCGCTTGTTTTCGTACCACCGCTCAAGTGCTACCTCAAATTGCTCGGCGTCATAATCAAACTGTTCAAGCGTAGGTTTTGCGCCAAGCGATAGCGGCTTTTCTTCCGCTTTTTGACTTGTCGTTAGCCTTGCTTCCAGCTCGCGTTTCTCACGCTGCAATTCTCGGTAACTCTTGCGAAGTTCACGCACCCATTCTGGTGCAGGTTCCTTTTCCTCTTGAGGCGGCGATTCCTCACCGATACTTACGACAACCTCATCATCATCATTTGCTGCATCTTGGCCTGCTTCGTCTTGGCTGTCGGACACCGTTTCATCGACATTTTCGACACGCTCACCATCGTCAGCACTCGTGACAATAATGTTTTCATCTTGCGTTTCCGCTTGAGTCTGGTTTTCGCTTTCTCCATTTACTGCCGTTTTTACATTCATATTAACCCCATAAACTCACTCGATTAAGGCCGAGTGGAAACCTTAAATCACATCAGGGGTTGCCCCTGTTGTGGTTGCTGCTGCTGCGGTTGTAATGCCGCACCAAATCTGTCGATAACCTGCAATGCCTGACGCTGGTCAATTTCGTCAATCTCTGAAATTGTCTTCATAGTCTTGGCTTGTGTTTCCTCCGCCTTGGCAACTGTCCAAACTGTATCGGCACGGGCTTTGGCGGCTTCTGCACTGGCTTGCTCTGCTGCTGCCATCATGTATTGCGTCTGCGGGTCTGGCTGGGCATTTGCGGCCTGTTCCTGCATCTGCATCATTTCTTCTTCTGTCGGCCTGACCACGCCCATGTTGACTAGTCTGCGACGGAAGAATGAGCGCACGTCTGCAATGCCTTCGCCTTCCATATTCATCATCGCCATTGCGCCCAATACTTGAAGCGTCTCAGGATCCTGGGCGACTTGCATCATGCCTGTGAGCGCGCGAACGGTTGCAGCTTTCTTGCTGCTGCTTGTTGGCCCAACATCCACCGCCACATCAAATTTGGCATTGGTTAGGTCATTCTCGAAAATAACCTCGCCAGTTTCTTGGTCAATGTTCGGAGTCATCAATTTGACGCTAGAAACCGACCCGGCTTCCTCCATCGTCTTGACGCTGCGGCCTTCCTCGATAAACACATCGCGAGCCATGCTCAACCAGATCTCACCAGACCGCTTAATAGCCTTCGCCATGTTCGACATATAGATATAAGCGTGCATGTCGAGGCGCTGCTGAATCATCTCTACGGCCTTGCCAGAAATGTTCGACACCATCTTTTCGCCCGATGGGTTGCTGCTCAAAATCTCCTGCATGTCCGATTCTGTCACTTGCAAAAGTGCAGCCATGGCAGGCGGAATATTTGGCGACTGCTTCATACCCAAAGGACCACTGGGTACAATCTGCCCGTTTGCGTCAGTCATCGGGTTAATGAGCAAATATGGGTAGTTCTTGATGTTATCTTCTGACCACATCGCTTGATGACCCGCCATTTGCTCTGGCGTGAAAATAGGTTTTTCCATGCCGCTGTATGCAGACAGCTCACCGAGTTTTGACAGCTGCATATTCTTCAGACGCTGTGCATCTTTTGCCATGCGTACGTGACCCATGCACCGCTCGATATTGTCCACGAACCACCGTTTACCGTACACCGGAACGATCGGAATGCACTTGCCAGCAATGTATCCACAATCCTCGACAATGCCACTGCCGCTCATCAAATACTTATGAACCTTGCGACGCTTCACCTTCTTAGACTTGACCTCCTTTGCGCCTGTTGCCTCTAGCATCATTCGCAATTCTTCGTCATCTTCCAATTCTTCTTCGGTGTAACGCTGCTCTTTCCCGTCGATATCCTCAAACACCTTAACGGTTTCGTACACTTCTTCGACACGGTAATACTCAGCGACATAGACAACATCTGGTGTTGCCCAATCGAACTCAGACGAACTAATGTCCTTTGGCCACGATGATGGATTGTCCCCATATTCGGCTTCGTAAGCCTGGGGAGTCATAGAATTTAGAACGTAGCAGTATTTTGCGTCCGACTTGTCTTGCCGCTTTGCATCCAGGTCAAAGAACACAGACGAATCAGCATCGAAAATAGGCTCGATGCGGATCCGCTGATAGTCGTCGTCCTCGTCTTCTTCGTCCTCATATTCAGCACGGAGACGCCACGCACCAAACCCACCGGCGACCGCTTCTTCAAAAGCATTGTCGTAGGCTTCTTCTGCCCCGCTGTCTTGCTCGTCTGCTCGGTAAAGCCCGTCACACACGTCGGCCAGTTTGTCGTTCTTGCTGCCATCCTTAGCAACAAAATCCACCGTAATGCGGTTATTTCGGTACTCGTTGAAAATCTTGATAATTGCAAGGTGAACTTTGTTCACTTCCAATTTCAATTTGTTTTCAAACTGCTCACCGAGTGCGCCTTCCCATTGTGCGCCTGCAATAGAATAGAAACGGCGATCTTCCAAGCACTGTTTACGCTCTGGGCGTAATGCAGACTGAATCCGGTCAAAATCGGATTTAGCCTGTGCATGGATATTCGCTAATTGCTGCTCTTTTGAAATACGCGCCATTATTGCCTTCCGCTAATTCTCGCCATTATTCACCAACGATTAGACGTTGGCAATGGGACGAATGTATTTGTTTTCTTGTTTAATGGTGTTTTTTGCACAATTGCAATTGCGTCAAACATCGGGTCTAACTGGTCATCATGTGCGCCAGCAGGGAATGATGACACTTCATCAAGGAATTCAGACAGCCATGGCGCATCCTGTGGAAGCATAACGTTACCAGATTCAATGAATGGAGCGGCATCGTATGCGCGGGTAATCTTATCCTTATTACGCTGCACTGGGATAACAGGAAATCCCTCACGGCGCAATGTCTGAATCAACCCAGTTCCAGATACTTTATCTTCGACATACATACCACGCAATGCCGCATTAGATACCTGTGGCCTTCCGTCTGCCTGCTGTTTCAACCAGAAAGCCCTTGCCTGAGTCAATAACTCCGGCGCTTCCCATTTCCCGCGGATTCGGTCTAGTTTCACCGCCTGACCAGTTATCGACCTTCCCCAACACTGCAAAACCGAATAATCGTTCTGCTGGCTTGTCTTTTGTGCCGTGTCCACCGTAATAAACCGGAATTCGATTGCCGGCGGGTAATCGCTCCAATACTTTAGCCATGAAGTATTCAAAATGCCACCGCCACGTGGTGCCGGCCGCTGCTGCAGCTGTCCCGCTGTTCCGTATGTACCAAGCGTGCTCTCAAGCTCTCTAACCTGCTGCTCCCCGAATCGCTCTGGAAACATCAGTTCACCTTCATGGCTTCTAGGGTCTGACCACCCAATCGAAGTTGTGCAACGCCGTGCCGCCTCAAAGCGCATCGGAATGTACAAATGCACATAAGGCAATTTCATGTCCAGAATGACCCCGCTTGTGTCTTTCTCGTGCAAACGCTGCATGATGACCACAATCGCTGACTTGTCACTGTTTACACGTGTCGGCAATGTCTCAGTGAAGGCAATCCGAGCCGCTTCTATTTTTGCCTGACTATTTGCATTATCTGCGCTGATTGGGTCATCAAGGATTACACAGTTATGGACAAGTACGCCATTCGCAAAGAAGCAATGCGTTCCAGCGACTTGGATATCAAATACGTCCGCGCCTTCGCATACTCGCTCAACCATGGAAACGGAGACTTCTTGAACCTCGAACGTTCCGCTCCATGGTGTTTCATGTGGCAAGCCTGACAAAGCGTAACTAAGTTTTCCAGTCGATTGTTCGTTGAATCGTGGTCGATGTGGTGGCAGTGAAGTCTGCTCATTGATTCGCAAACAACGCACCTGCTCTGATCTTTCGAAAGAACAATTTCCCGCGCAATCTTGTAGGCTCTCTGAACCCCCTTGTCGTACCTTTTTGCATTCGCACCGTCGCGCCACCCAGGGTTTTTTTGGCCACGCATCGACAATGCATGATGATCGTCCTTGCAGGTCACCGAGCAAAATTTTTGCTGATAAGCCAGTGTTTTTCTTGGCTTTTGTGTTTTGCAAACGAGGCAGGAAAAAATCCCCATGTTTTTTTTGCTTCTTAACCCTTTTAACCTCAATGCTTCCGCTTTGCAGGCTGATGAGCACTGTCTTTTGTTCTTGTGAATCTTGACGCCACAAATTGTGCAATTCTGCCCCATCTTCCCTGCCGCTGTGTTCGTCAATATTTGACTGCACCGCTTTGAGCACGTCACATGATGGTATCCATTCTTGATGTGCTTCTTCATGTCCGCAACCGTACGTATTACAGGAACTTGGCAGCACACGCAGGCAAGCGTCACCCTCGGAAAGAAGGCTCGCCGCGAAATATCCTCTGGTGGTGTAGATTCGATGATCGCCAGTACATTCGACCATGCGCCCATCGGCAAAGTGGATTCGATAGAAATCGAGCGATGAACGCCGCGCCACGGCTTGAATTTGTCTATAAACCAGTTGCTTGGAATCATGATCGTATGATAACACGCTACCGGAATACGAGTTGCTAACAATTTCTTTGATGTCTTTTATCCCGTCCTCTGTTTGAATCATAGAGCCGGCTAAAAGGCAATCACCACGAACGCCAGTCATTGATGTAAATGCGCGAGCCTGACGAATTCCTTTTTGAACGTTTCCAAACTCTCTTTTTCCGTCTAGGTCTGGCAATAATTGCAATGGCCACAGCTTTTGAAACCATTCAGACTTAACAAGATCACGGCATCGACGACTATCCCGAATTGCAAGCTGTTCCTCATGAGCCGTTCCGACAAACCGCTTCCACGGCATATCTTTCGGCCCCCACTCCCATGCAGGCCAGATAACACCAGTCAGGAGAGACTTCATCGAACCAGGGGGGACATTCATCAGCAGGCGGGTTATACGGCCGTCTGTGACCGCTTCCAAGTGCAGGCAAATAGCATCCAACGCCCAGCCCCATTTAAGCGGCTGTGCTGGCTCTAAAACCTTCCACGCACGTTTAGCGAACTCAGCCAAAGACCGGCGGCAAAGTTCACGCTCTACATTCAAAAGGTCAGTCTCTGTCAGTTGCATCTTTTGCGGCCATGATTTCGGCTAGTGTTTCGGTCGATAACTTGGTCGTGTCAATGGTCGACTTAATCTCAATCGGATTCTCTTTATCGCCAGCCAATTGGATTTTTTCGCCGTACTTTCTGGGGGCAAGTTTTGAAAGAAGCCATTTTCTAGTATCAACCTGCAATTTTTGCTTTTGCACTGCGCCGGAATCAGTGGATCCGCTTTCAGTGCTGCCGACTGGCTCATCTGCAATTTGCAAAGTTTCTTCTGCGAGTTTCTCGATTAAATCTTCTCGCGCGCGCGCATATTTTTCGGCCAGTTCTTTATCTTGGTCAACCCACAAATTAAACGTGCTTTGCGGCAACCCGACTGCTTTACACGCAGCAAATGCGCTTTTGCCTTTTGTGGACATTGAATCCAAAATTGATTCAATCATTTGTTCTTTTGTTAATTGGTCATATTTTCTTGTTGCTCTTTTTGATTTTTCATTAGCCATGATTAACCTTTTTCAATTAAAAAGTTCCAGCCTTTTTAGTTGTGCAAACAGTTTGACCATTCGGCAATGTCTGGCACGTTGTAATGTAATTAGCCAAGCAATAAGGCGAAATTACAAAGCACAAAACAAAAATAATTTTTTTCATATTAACTATTCTCCGCGGTTAAACGATTTGCCACCAAAGTAGCGTAACCGGCAATATCTGCCCAATGGTCTACATAATCAGCATTGCCATTCAAGATTCTGGCGATTTTATGGGCGATCATGTCTAACGCTTCTTTCTGGTCATTAGAAAGTAATTCCCATTTTTCATTGTCTGAATAATGCAGAATTATTTTTAAGTCTTGACTGATTTTTGCATGGGTTACGAACTCGCCATGCGTTTTGCCTCTTTCAGCCAGAATTGCGTTCACGTTTACATTGTCGGTCATTTTATTTTTTATCGTTTTGTTAGGCTTGACTTCAATTCGTAGCCCATAAGCGGCCACACTTTGTTTATTGCGTTTTGTCTGGCCACACGGCGACCGATCTCGTCGTCGAAGTTCTCTGGACTAACGCAGGCTGACTCACCGGTAACAGTAAATCCATTGCGCAGCACCAAAACGCAAAAGGTCAGTAGATCAAGGGCCTGAAGATCCCGCTCATCTTGCTGTGGTTTCTCACGCCCGACATAAGAGCCATCAGCAATAGCTCCGCGTCGTCCGTCTCTTGCAGTAAAGTAATGCTCCGATACGATGTTTGCCTCAATGTCGACCAACGTGATGCGCGGCGCGGTCATGCCATTGGCTTGGATTTCTTTCTCGATGTCCTGGTCATTCACGGTTATGCCTTTCACAAAATTGCCGCCACTGAGCCGGGGGCGTGCGTCCGGTTTGCGAACGAATATTGCAAAAACTGATTGATGTTCAAATTGTATTTTACGCTGTAATTTCTTTAACATCCAACACCCGGATTAAAACATTTGTCCGGTCACTGGTGCCATACCGTTTTTTTACGGTCAAACAGACCACTTGCTTATCGTCAACCCAAACAGTCCCATTGAGACCGTCTAAAACCGCCTTGGCGATGTTGTCAGCATCTGGTGATACCAAGTGATGCTCCATGCCTTCCGACGCTCTCTTGCGCTTTTTTGCCGACCACGATGCAGGCGGCAGGAACTCGGCCTCGATAACCACCACGCAAGCATGTGCAAAAGCCGGTGCGTTTCCGATAGCCTGCTTTGCCGTCCACGCCACCAGCTGCTCAAAATTAACGGTTTTTTCAGGCGTAAAAGCGCGAACAAAACCGCCCTGCCTTGAGAAGCGAGGGCGACCTTTCCCAATTGGCTTGCCGGGTATAGTGAACTCAATCATCATGATTTACTTTTGATTTGCTCTGCCGCTTCTCTGGCCTGCGCTGCTGTCGGAAAACTCTTGATGATGTTTTTCCCGTCCCAAAGTGTGAATTTATCAATTCCACTGCAAACCGCTCTGGCAATGTGGAACCGTTCGTCATGTGTTGCCACGCTGTAATCGCTTGTTTTTTTCCATTCCATCATTGAATCCTTTTGATTGTCGACATCAATTGACGCAAAGCGATTTTGCCGGCCTCAGTAGGCTGTCCGCTATCTGGTGCAGGCAACAACCCTGCCGAGTGTTCAGCAGTCAACCTTCCCATTTTTACTGCCGCTTCCAGAACATCAGCCCGTCTCGATGGCTCAGTCCCGAATGAAGGAAACCACTTAACCTCTGCTCCAACTGGCATTTCAGCCATGATTCGCTCATAAGCCGATTTGAACGCCATTCTTGCACCAACCTTATCCGGCATCACATCACGTGCAATTCCCCATGCTGTGGCAATAGGCTGATTCCAGACAACGGTCGCCGATTCGTCCTGTGCCTGCACCGCAATCGCCCAGGCTTCATCAGCAGACAATGGTGCGTTTTTCCGAGGATTCATCTTTTCGATTTTGCCCACAATGTGCGCTGGCATTGGCATAAACCGACCCGCATCAGAATCCATCATGTGCGCTTCAAAAGCTGCTTTTACCTCAGACACGTTAAAACGACTCAGGAGCCTCCACCACAGTCTGATGCTATCCACGCTCATTTCTCGCGAATAAACGTCTGCTACACCCCTTAAAATCGCTGCAAACGCCTTTTTATCTTCGTCAGTCATCATTGCACCCATTTAGCGGTTGAATCAATCACGTTTCTGTCATCAGGCCCATCAAGGAACCCGTCAAAGTTTTCCGACCTTCTCACCGATGCTGTTGCGGCTTTCCCTGCTACGTTTTGCAGCCATTCAGCCTTAAACCCTGCCCAACCCCTCTCGCACATTGTCTGCAATGCCGTCTGCATGGTGATGTTCGCTTTCGTGGCTTCTCTGGCAATCCCATCGAGTGCCGTTTGCGTTACCGGCGCTTTCTTCGCTTTTCTGTGAGCAACCCAATCCGACCAGACTTGGCCGTCTACATCATCGGGTTTGGAGACACTAGAGCGCGAAGCGCGTTCTGCCGCTTGCGGCTTTTCTTTTTCTCTCTCTTTCTTTGTCTCTATCTCTGTCTCTGTCTCTGGTGCATCATCTTGATATCGCTCTGATATCAAGCCGATATCATCAATATCTAAAAATGGCGTCAACTCTTTTAAGGCATTGATTATTTTGGACTTATCAATTCGCAACCTGAATGCAATATCATCAATGCTTGGCAAGTTCCCCTGCATTTGCTTGTCCTCAGATGCCAGCAGCCAAAGACCTACCAAAACACGGAAGGAACAGTCTGATATCAAGCTGATATCACGTTGATCCAAAATATCTCGGTAAAGTTTTATCCACGGCGGCGACCTGTCTTTGAAGTGCTGCAGTTTTGCGAAGTTCTTAACTTTCATGCCGCTGCCCTCGACTTGGCTTCATCAATCAAATTTCGCAGCATTTGGTTTTTTTTCATTACAGCCTGCTTTGCACAGTGAACACAACTTCCGTTCCTTGTGTATTTGGTCGTTGTTCCGCATTTCCTGCACTGGCCTCCCTCATAGTGAACATCACCATTTCGTGCGGCCTTGAATCTTGGACTGTCCATTTTTCCTCCGTGTTTTTGACGTCACCATCATAAACAAAAAGCAAAACAAGATCAACAGTCACCCGCTAGCCTGCCCGACACAGCAAAAATTCGTTCAGTTCTGCACTTCTGTTCGGCCTTGCAAATAGGCTATCAACTTTTGCACAGTGTCGTACCGTGGATTTGTGGATCCGTTCATCAACCGGTAAACCGCATTGGGGTGCACGCCTGCGGCCTTAGATACCGCGCGGATGTTTCGGTCTGCCAGCATGGTCTTGATCTGTTCGAGTGTCATGATGTCTCACTTAATGTTAAAAAAATTGCTTAGGGTGTTTACATCCTACCAAAATGTGTGTAGTATTTCAATCCATGCACTCCACAGGGTGCAACAACAACACATAAGAGGTTTTCAGATGGACAACTACCCAGCAGGCGCATACCAAGAAATGATTCGCTGCGAACGCTTTGAAGATGCTGCAGAAAAAGCCGTATTCGAACTGACCGTTCAGCACGCTGAGAGCATCACGGCTTCGATCAAAAGTCTTGATGATGAAACCGTTTCTGACGTCGCGGAATACTTCGACTCAGATTTTGCGGAAAAGATGATTCGGCTGCACATCGCTGGCGATTTTCAGAAATTGCATGAGGCGATTCACAAAGAACTGGCAAACACAATTCTTTTTATTGCCGAACTGAGGGCAGAGCGAGAGTTTGAAAGCAACCCATACGAACTCTTTGATGACGTTCCGTTTTAACTAATAACCTGGGCGCATCTGGCGCCCTTATCGGAGGATTTTATGAGCAACATCGTAATAGCCCAAGCAAACAAGCTCGCAGACGCACTCGGCCTGACAGGAGCCGGAGATGAACTTGTAACAACACTGAAAGCTACTGCCTTCAAGGGTCAGGTGTCCGACTCACAGCTCGCCGCGCTTCTGATTGTTTCTAATCAATACGGCCTCAACCCTTGGACAAAAGAGATTTACGCTTTCCCAGACCGTAACGCAGGCATTGTGCCTGTTGTGTCTGTCGATGGTTGGGCGCGAATCATCAATCAGCACCAGCAATTCGATGGCATTGAGTTCCGCCAGGACGATGAGTCCTGTACTTGCATCATGTACCGCAAAGACCGCAGTCACCCAACCACTGTCACCGAATACATGAGCGAGTGCAAGCGAAACGCACAACCTTGGCAGTCACACCCAAAGCGTATGCTGCGACACAAAGCACTGATTCAGTGTGCCCGTCTTGCTTTCGGGTTTGCCGGTATCTATGACGCAGACGAAGCCGACCGAATCGCCGAATCTGTCAATCATCAGATGGTCAAAGAAATTGACGCATTGGGTAATGAGCAAATCGCCCAGGAATCCGAGGAAATGCGTATCCCTGCGGACGATGCTGCATCAAAGGGTGTTCAGGCATACCAAACTTTCTGGAAGGAACTCACCCCAGCACAGCGCAAAGCATACGGCACCGAGGCGCACAACCGAAGGAAAGCTATTGCAATGCAGGCTGACAAAGACCGGACCATCGAGGCAGAACCGGTAGAGGCCAGCACGGAAATGGACAAAACCGTTAGCGATTTTTTCGGGGGGTAATCAATCATGAAAATCATCAACGTTGAGCAAGGCTCTGCCGAATGGCTTGCTATCCGTACCGGTGTTCTTTCGGCCTCCAATGCGTCAGATTTTTTGTCTGTCAAAAAAGATGGCTCGATGACAGCAGCAGGTAAAACGCTGGCGCACAAACTGGCCTTGGAACGTATTACCGGAAGCCTGTGCGATAACTTCGTCGGCAACACAGCCACGCAGTGGGGCAAAGATAATGAATCACTTGCCGCCGATGCGTATGAGGTTCGCACAGGCCAGATTCTTACAAGTGTAGGGTTTGTATTCCACGGTGAACTTTCGGCCGGTTGTAGCCCCGATAGGCTCATCTGTGATGACAACGTCAAGCCCATCGGCGCATTGGAAATTAAATGCCCGTTCAGCCAGACCAAAGTAGCTGAAATCTGGGCAACTGGCGATGTGTCGGAATACGAACAGCAGTGCAAGTTTCAGATGTATATCTGCAATCTGCAATGGGTCGATATCGGTGTTTACGACCCTCGACTGAGCAGATCAGGTCTTGACCTGTTCGTCACTCGGTTTGAGCGTGACGAATCAGAAATGGCAGACATTGACCAGAAAACACGCAAATTTTTGGCGTATGTAGACAGCATCGAAGCAAAAATCCGAGCAGCAGCAAACAAGTAAACAACCCGCCGGCGAAAGCCGGCATTCAACAGGCGAACAAAAATGAATCAATTTTTTTCAGACGTACAAAAGTTTATGACGATCGCAGGGCAATTAGACAGCGATGGATTTAACGCACGCCAGACAGCACTTTACATTGGACTGCAACTAGAAGAAATGGCCGAGAAACTTGAAGCCTGCGGATTTGACCCCGCAAGCCCGGCTGTCAATTTTCTTTATTCAACCAGCAGCAGCTTCAAAAAAGGGCTGTTCGATTACATGGTAATGCACGCAGACCGAGAAGCTATGCTCGATGCAGACATCGACTTAGCCTGGGTAACAATCGGATCCGCTCTATCTCAAGGTGCGAATGTAGAGGGTGCAGCAGCAGAGGTTAGCAGGGCAAACCTTGCAAAGTTTCCTGACGGTGTTGCCGTACGTGATGAAAACGGCAAAGTTATAAAGCCAGAAGGCTGGACAGGGCCAAACTTATCAGCATTTATCCAAAACAAATAAATTAAACGGAGGGCGCTCGGGTTGTCCTGGGCGCATACACATGAGCACAAAGCAACAGATTTTTGATTTTATTGAGTCGTCGGGGCAAGTGACGTCTGGCGCAATTGCAAGTCACTTTAAGATTAGCAGAGAAACGGTCTTAGACAAAATAAGATTGATGGAGAACGAAGGGATTGTATACAGAGGAAATCAATTAAGAATTGGCGGAGTTTTGTGGTCAATTAAGAAAACAAAAACAAAGAATGAGATTGTTTTTGATGTGCTTGAAAAATACGGAACCATGAAAAAGACTGCAATCTCCGCAATGTGCGGAATCAGCAAAAGAAACATAGAAGAAATATTAAAAAATTTGTATTCAACCGGCTTAATAAGTATTGAAAAAAAATTACAAAACGGCCGCACAATAAATTTTTACAGCATCAAAAACAAACTTGCCGAAATTCAATTCCCCCAGGACAAGCCTGCCCGAAAAAAGATGCCTGAGCACCCGCTTTCTTATCTGTTCAAGGGTTCGCCGTGGCAAGGAGCTGAAAACTTCATGGGTGCAGACCCAAACAAGTGAACATCTCTTGATACACAATCACCGTTACGTGTTATTATTCACACATCGAAGCGCAACACACACAAGGGAAAAATGATGGACGAACAAAAAATGCTTTCAATCGCCATGACGATGCGAGAGGCCGCTGCAGATTTGATTGACCAGGCTGAAGCAATCGAGCTTGATGTAAAGATTCAGCGGGTGAAGTCAATGCCGAACGGTGAATTGATGGCGCTTTTAATTGAACTTGGACACGCTAAAAAAAATGGGGGTAAAAATGTTTAATCGCAAATCTCAGCTTTCAAACAAAGCAATGCTAAAAGCTTTTCCGTTTGAACAACTTTCAAACAATGAAAATTGGTTTGACAGGCATCCGGTAATTTCTGGTGGTATTACTGGCGCTTTGTTTGCTGTGATTTTATATGTCGGCTTGTTTTTTAATTGAGGCAATATGTTTAATGAAAAAATTGAGCCAACTGTCTGGGTCGTTCACCGACTGGCGCCGACTTACATGCACACTGTTTTTTGTAGCCCAGACCGTGAAAAATGCGTTTCTTTTATTGATGAAGCGCATCGGTGGTATGACCGTGTTTTTATGTCTGACCCAGTTCCATTGTATGAAGTTCGCAGGGGTTGGATTCTCAAACAACTAGACCAGCCATTCGTCACAAACAGATTTAAACGGGCATGGCTGGCATTGAAGGGGGAGCTATGAAACAAGTATCGGCATTGACGCTATCACTCGCTGCAGGTGCTAGCGTGCATCAGGAAGCATTGAACACGATTCAAAACCTGAACACACCGCACAAGAATCATGAGGACATTAAGCGCATCACTGAGCTGTACAGATTCAAGGCACGCCATGGGCACAATTAGCGGTGTTGGTATGACAAAGACCGATGAAATTTTAACCTTGCTTTCCGCAAGGCCAATGACAAGCGAGGAAATCGAGGCGGCTACTGGCCTGACCAAGAACAGGCTTTGGGGTTTGATGAAAGCGCCACTTCAAAGAATGAAGGTTAAGCGAACAAAGCAGGGATTCTGGGCAATCGACAAGACGTATGACGAAGAAATTGACCGGGGAGTTAAATACTTGCGCTCAATTGGCTACACCGTAATACCGCCGAAAGGGAAGAAATGAATGACGAACAAAAGCCTGTGGCTTGGCTAAACAAAGACGGTGTGATTGTTGGAACCGACGAGGGCGGCACTGCAAAACCATTGTATTTGCACCACTCCCCTGCTGTTGTGGCGGTTGGGATTCATCGATTGTTTTGGAACTTTTAAAGGAATGAAAATGAGCAACACAATTAACATCAACGGCATTGAGTATATCCCTGCAACCGAAGCACAACCCAGAATCGTCGGTAGTCGTGCAGTTGTCGTGGTTGACCGAGGGTGGGTTTTTGCAGGGGACGTTACCCGCGAAAATGGACGTATCAAACTTGATCGGGCTGTGCATGTGTTCCGATGGGAGAGCATTGGGTTCGACGGCATGATCGCAGACCCCAAATCGTCAAAGGTGACACTCAAACCGATGCCGAATGGCGTAGACATGCCCGAAGGCGCAGAGATTTTCTGTGTACCAGTTGATGAAAACTGGGGTTTGTGATGCGCGAGTTTAAGCCTGTTGGTTACGGCGACGGTAACGGCTACGGCGACGGTATCGGCTATGGCTATGGCTATGGTAACGGCGACGGTTATGGCAACGGAGAAGGAAACGACTACGACTACGGCTATGGTTATGGCTACGGCTACAGCGATGGCACTGGCGACGGTTACGGCGACGGTAGCGGCTACGGCAACGGTACAGCTTCAAACAACCCAAGAAAAATCAGGACAAAGTAAAAAGCAAGAGGAATCACTATGAACGACAAAGACTTGTTGGAATTGGCGGCTAAAGCTGCTGGGGCTGTTTGGATAGACCAAACATTCCCATATGGGGAATTTGGGCGAATGATGCTTGATTTTGGGGGTGGTGTAAGTGAGTGGAACCCACTCACCGATGACGGCGATGCACTGCGCTTGGCTGTCAAACTGAAAATCGATATTGAACACTTGGACAGTGGTGTTCATTCATACCAAAACCATACCCACCTACCAGATTGGGCGGATAGTTCCTTTGCGGCAACGGAATCCGCTGATGAAAGCGACCTTCATGCAGCCGCACGTCGAGCAATCGTGAGGTCTGCTGCTGAAATTGGGAAGGGAATGAAATGAACAGGGAAGATATTATGAGAATGGCAAAAGAAGTTTGGAGCGTAGGCTATGTTCATGAACGAAGCCTTGAAAAGTTTGCCGCACTGGTGGCGGCAAACATTACTGCGCCAGACGTGCAACCTGTGGCATTTCGTTTCAAAGAGCGTCCTGATGATCTTAGGTCTGCGTGGCTTTACGTTGACAAAAAGAAGAATGTTCCACGTGGTTTTAACTGTCAGCATCTTTACATCATTCCCCAAACAAAACGGAATGAAGAACCAGTCGCTTGGAGCATTGCTCGTGTTATTGAGGACGATGATGGTCGCCCTATTGGCCAAGACGAGCCTGAAGTGGTTTGGGGCAGGTATCGACCGGACGAAGATGGTTTTACGCCACTCTACGCCCACCCACCCGCCGCTGATGTGCAGCCTGTGGTGTGGAAGAGCCTAGCCTTTGCAAAGTTGGGCGTCGTCCGACACAAGATGCTGCCTCATGAAGTTGAGGCTGTGCAGCGGTTTCTAAATGACGAGTACGCCTCCCACCCACCCGCCGCTGATGTTGCCGAGTTGGTGGAGGCGTTGAAAGACCTTTTATATCAAGCAAAACTTTCTGAGGATGAAGGTGGTTGGGATTTTGAACAAGCGCAAGCAGCACTGGCAAAGTGGGAGGGGAAATGACTGACGACACCGCCCTGCTGCGGCAGACTTTGGAGACGCAAAAATGAGTAAAGAGAAAATTCTATTGTTGTTGTCTGAGTTTAAAATGACGACAAGCGAACTTTGCTACGAAGTAAAGCTAGAAGAATCCACTGTCAGATATCACATCGCAAAACTAAGAGAGACGAAGAAAGTTCGCATTTCTGGCTGGGAAAAGTCAGGCAGGCAGACGGTTCCGATTTATGCTGCCGGAAACGGTAACGATGCAAAAAAACCAGATCCACAGCACAGAATTACAATTCGTCTGCGATACAACGAAAAGCACCGAGCCAAGGTCCGATTGACCCAAAGAAAAGGCAAGGTAACCCCGTGGGATGTTTTAGGGCTGAAAAATATAAATTGGGGGGTCGCTCAGCAGATCGAAACTGAAAATTGAAGCGACTTGTGATTAAATGCTAGCATCTAATTTGTTGGTGTGTGTGTCCAACCTCCCTCGGTCAGTAAAATGACCTTCAGCCCGGCGCAATGCCGGGTTATTTTTTTATGGCTTGGATTTAATCTTCTCCATCGTCCTGTATCCCCCCAGGCCGAGCATCCCGACAAGAAGTGTCATCAACGTGTCGCTGTCCAGTGCCGCAAATTCTATTCCCCTGCCAGTTGTTAGCGCAATCAATGGCGGCGCGATTGAACGAAAAATAAACTCGTAGAAAAGCCCAAATGCACAAATCCATCCACATGCTGGCCTCCATCCCCCTCTAAATACGTCAGAACCTGCCTCAACCTTATTTATTTCCGCTTGCGCCTTCGACATTTCAACAGCCGCATCTAATTCACGAAACGCACCTTCCTGTTGAAGTTTCATCAACTCCATTTGCGCTTGAATCTTTTGCTGTGGATCCGGGAATAGTTTGTCGATAACTTTACTGCCAATGTCCAGGATGCCGCCGACCAGTAGTGGATTCATTTCGGGTACTCCTTCCAAGGTAGTTGCCAATGAGGGCCATCTTTTGCGCGCTTCCAATCCCCGCCCCATTCAATTGGCACATCAACCAATTTTGCGGCAGTCTTGATACAGTCAGCCAGAACGTAATACAAAGGCCAATCCCATGATATTTTGCCGTTGTAAACTGGGGCAACATCAACGGCATGACCAGTTAAATGACGACTGTTCAAAGTTTGGCTGGCTTTGATTCTGACCATCTCGCGCTGTCGCTCAAGGGTTCTAACGCCCTCGATAATGGCAAAGTCAATATCAGTGGCCTGAATTGCCTGACGCATAACCAGAATCAAATCTGGGTGAACGCCCTCAAGATTATTCTCGGACCGCTGACTAAATTTGAATGTCATTTGCGATTGGATTTTGTCTCAACTTCAGATCTGATTGCGGTGGACAATGCTGCGCCACGTTGGTTTGCCGGCATTGCACCCAAGAACAATTCAATGCGTTTTAGCGTATCCCATCCGACCATCTGACCCTTTGTCTCTGCTAAATCACGCTCCAAAGAAGTCAACCTAGCATCATGGCTTTTGTATATTTGCGTTATCTCAACAAACCTTTGCGCCATTTCCTGACGCATTAGATTCTGCTCTTTATACATTTGCCATTGAAGTCCAGCGCTTGCAGTGATTACGGCACACAGACCCCAGAAAAACAGTTTATTGAGGAATGTTTCGGCTGATTCAGACATTTTTGGCTTTCAATTCGATCAAATTATGCAAGAAAGTATAAGCTGCATTAGGGGTAAAACGCCATGCCTCTGAAATACCAAGTGATTCTAAGCAGGCTTCACTGCAAAAATACTTGTTTTTTCTTTCCGGGATTGCGTCGATAGCGAAACGAATCAACCCGAGAAAATCATATCGAAGGCCAATATTATTTTGAAACCAAGCTCTTGAAATATCTTCTGCAAACAATTCTCTTGGGAGTTCGATAAAATCCCATCGAGAATCATCAAATTGGATAGGCTTAATGCGTACACCGCCATCCATAAAACTGCTCGACGCTGCCGTTTGGTCATCGAATACTATCTCCATGTGGGAATACGGCCCTCTATCCCACCATGAAACCAAACGATTGAATAGACGCCGTTTACCCTTATAAAAAGCCGCTTTCATTTATCGTCACCTTGTAATTTTGTGTTTTTAAAGTCGCACTCAATATTTGTTTCGTATATCGTGCGCTCGAACCTATCTTTTCCAGTGACTGCTTTTGATTTTAGGTCATTAGGCAGCCATTGCAAGTTTATGATTGCGTCACACCCACCACAGGCCAGAGGGATAACGTGGTCAATTGCCCAGCCAGGGCAGGAGCCGGACGTTTTTCCAGTTGCCGGGCAGGCATATTGCTTTTGAAAAGCAGACAACACGCGCTGGCTTCTGGAAATATCCCCGTCCTTTTTACGCTTTGGCTCACCGCAATAACGGTATTCTTTCAAATGGTCTATTGCCTGCGCATTTATAGCTCCGGGAGCCATAAACGCACAGATCATTAAAATGTATTTAATCATGGCTCAGTAGAAAGAACGGTAACGGCATTGCCCGGCCAAAGTATGCACAATTGGGTCTTGCCTGAGCCGTTGTCGCGAGTAAACAATCTTGCCCGGTTTGCTACTGGTTGGCTCGGGGTCGCCGCTATTTCTTGCAATTCAAGAAACTCACGGGCAATTATCCTGCGCGGTCGATTGTTAGCGGTTCCAATATCATAAACGCCATCATCCGAAAATTCCAGATTCCCCCTCGCCTGACCCTGCCAAAGCGATAGACTGCCCTGAGTGGCAAGCGGGTTCGTAATGATCGAGCGCATGGCGAACGCATAGCACAGGTCACTAAACATGAATGTGCCAAGCTGCGGCAAACCCTGCCGCAAATGATGTGACATCGCGTGCTCAAGTGCGACAGCGCCTTTGCGTGGCTCCTGACGGAATCGAACAGCTACATAGGCGATAACCAGCGAAGCCAGCGTATCAGGGTTACGATTCCACCATGTCGGGAATACACGGTTTACAAACTCGTAACCATGCCCATAAAGGTCTGCAATCAATTCTGGAGATGACGCAACCGGCACCTGATGCAATTCTGGAAAGATTGCAGCCATCATATCGGGATAGAAAGCCGTGTTTACAGTCAGAGCGTTATCGGCAAATCGCCATTCTTTCGTCGATGCTTGATAAAGCCCTTTAATGCCCGATGCGACGCCTGCGGCAATGTTTCCATAGTAAGTAGTGTCCGCATCACCGATGACCGCCAGCATGTCAGAAAACGCCTTCAAACCGCTGTAATTCTCGCAGTTATCTTGAAGGTAGCACACTGGCCACTTGTCCACCGCATTTGAGTGCAACTCATTCTGAAATGTCGTAATCAAACCCTGCGCGAGCGGGTATTGATACTGCCATTGGCAAGTTCCATCGGTAATGATGATTGTCGGGTCTGTGCTGCTTGGGCCGGATCCGCTCGATGCTGATGTGCCAGAGGTAACGCACAGATAAACCGAGCCATTAGCCTCACGGTAAATGCCTCTTGTGTATGCAGTAGACACCGCCCAAGTAGTGTATGTTTTCTGGCACCTAGCAAGGTTTGCAAATGCTACATTTTTCAGAGTGGCAAGGTTCGTCTGCCCATGCACGTTTGTAGATGACAGCCACGAATAATCATTCCGAATCTTGAGCCATTGAGCCACCAGACGCAAAAATGAGGAAGCATAAGCGTCATGCGAGTCAGCAGGCCGCACCGAATAGCGGTCTGTCTGTACATCATGCACGTACCAATCAGCACCGGTTGTGAACGCTCCAATCGGGTTTAAGAACATCCACGTGACCGAGCCATCGCTGATATTGTCCGACGTGCCGGAAGGCGCTGTTGCTCCTGTGGTGCCTGCTGTCTTGGCCTGATAGATGTTTCCAGACGAAAACCGACGTGTGCCGATACTTACAACCTGACCAGTAGCCCAGTTTGGATATTCGCCCACATGCGGGTAAATGTATTTCCATGTAACGGTACCGTCCACAATGGCGCCGCCTGTTCCTGATGGCGCTGTAACGCCTGTGGTGCCTGCCACAGTGCTTTCGTATACGTTACCATTGATGTAACGCTTCATGCCCTTCTGGATGGCAACACCAGAAAGCCAACGGGTAATCAGGTTGAATACGTAAGCATCAACGTATTCTTGGATGCGAGCATTTGTCAGCCGGTCGATAATGTAAAACAGGCCGAGGTTTGAGAAGTACCAGACCACACCGTTATTCACGCCCCAGCGGTATGCGCCCTGCACGTCGAACTCAGCAATAAAGAACCATTTGCAAGTGCCATCCACAAACACAAATTGCTCTAGCACTGGATCCCACGTTGTGCCGACATAGCCGGTAGGGGCACTTGCCGCGCCTGTTGTTCCGCTTTGAACACAGATGTAAAGATTGTCACCGATCTTTACTTTCGAGGCGTAATTAAAAAATGTACTAGGCGCATACGTCAAAGCACCAGACTTCGGAATGTCAAAATCGCCAATGATCTTATTAAAATCAAGCGACGCCTCTGGCACATAAACACGTTCAGTAGAAACACGGTTCCGCATGTCCGACACGCCAGTGATTTTCGATGCGTCAGTCTGCACTCGACAAATCTTTGCCTTGTCGTTTTCCTCAGTCAATAGCCAATACGTAGCATTTGATTTGATGAAAAGCTGTCCGGCATTGTCGATATAAACATCGGTGTACGTACTGGCAGGAAATGAAATTGTTTGGCCAGGAAAATTAACTTGCACTCCCTCGACCCAAGCAATGCCAGTTGTAAATGTCGCCGTAAGACTGTTCCAGCCGTTTGCAGGCTGTTGCGGAAGCAAACCACTAATCACATACGGGTAAGAATTGTTGGCACCGTCTGCCGCTGCCGTTGATTCGATTTCCTCAAACAGCGATGACATAATTGTCTGCTGCTTACGGTCACGAATCAGAATTGAATAATTGCCGGGCACATAGATTTTCGCAGGCGAACCGTTGCGATCGGCGAACCCGTTAATCGTGCGAATAGGTTGCGATGCAATGTTAGTAAATCCAGAATCCCAATACACATTGACAGGGTTTGTTACTGGGTTTTGACCGTATTCACCAAAGTACAGATAGCCAGCCTCAAGCGGAGTGCCGTCAATGTCGTTGTAAACCTCAAACGGGTTTCTTGCGAGTTGAGTCATTATTTACCTTCTGGCTTATAGTTCAATGCCTTTGTGATTCTGGCTTTGATTTTCTTGTCTTTAACTGCGCCTCGAATAAAATTCATTCCTTGAATTGCAGGGACTGGAACACCAGACAGCCCTCCAATTACAGCAGATTCAGCCAACAATGCCGCAATAGTTCTAGCAGTGCCGGAATTATTGACAGACGTTAGCGGAGGTGTAGATTGAATATATTTCAAAACCTGATTCAAGTTTCTAATTTGCTCTGCCGCCTCTTTTCCCATCACCAGATCTAGCTTGCCGTTCTTATCCAGCGCTTGCAATGTTTTGTCCAGTTTTGCACCAGAAATCACCGGCAAATTATCAGCGCCAATCCCTGATTCGGATTTTTCAAGCAAATGGCGCACAGTTGCACCTTGCAATTCACGCCACGCCTGTTTGCCTTCGTCATCTTTAATCGTCATCAGCACTCGCTTAATGTGCTGAATCTCGCTCGGACGGGCAGACAAAATCGTCTTGTTGAACACTTCCTCAATTGGCACTTGCGGGTCTGCCATGCCTTTTTTCTCAAGCAACAAACGTGAAACAATGGCACGATTCTCATACTTCTGTGCTTGCTTCTGACGCTGCGCCCTCATTGCCTTTGTAGTCTGACCTGCAATTGGTTCCCCAATATCATCGACCGTTCTTTTGATGATAGATGCAACTCGCTTATCGTTTGGATTTGCAGCGCCAATAGCTGAAACAGATTGACGGAAATCTTCAAGCTGCCCGAGCGTTACTTTCGGATTAGGAACAAGATTTCCTGCATCGTCAATTTGAGCAATGCCGAGATTCACAGCGTTTTGACGGGCAGTGTCAGACACTCCAGTAATACCGGAAACGCCTCTAGCCTGACTATTCAAAAAGTCAGTTATCGGTGCCGTATTCACCGGAAATGATGCCTCTGGCGATTGTCTGAATTGATTGTACAGCGATGAGGTTTTAGCCTTCTCAGCCTTCCAGCCTGACATTAGAGAATCAACCACCTTGATACCGGTGTTTGAGTAGTCTCCAGTCTCGGCGCCAGTTGTGTCTAAAACCTGATTCAATTTTGCAAGTGCAGCACGGTTGTTTTCTTGCTGCCGCTCAACAAATGGCGCTTGGTATTCTGGAGTTCTAGCCTTCTCTTTTTCCCACGCAAGCAACTCCTGCGAGCGTTTTACCTCACCTTCAGACAGACGCAAGCCTGCCATTTCTGCCTCTGTTGCGCGTTGCAATTCAAGTGGTGTTGCTGCCGCTCCAGCGGATCCGCTTACGGCAGTTCTAGCCGGTTGCTTAGGCTCCATGCCCACTGCCTCACGCACTGATGTAACAGCGGCTTGCACGGGCTTTGCTGCCGTTCTAGAGGCTTGCTGTACTGCCTGCGCCCCTCTTTGTGCTGCAATGCTTACAGCGGGCGCGGCTTGTCGTGCAGCCTGCACCATCTGACCGGGCGCGGCCAATTGAGGCATGAATGGCGGCACAACCTCTGCCAATGCACCGCCAACGGCTTGAGTTATTTCCTGACCCGCTTGTGTGCGTGGCGCGTAAGTAAGAGCCTGGGCGCCCTTTGCTGCAGCCTGCTCGACCATTTGAACGGCTTGCGGGGTTCCAAATTGACCGGTCAGGATCTGCTCTGCCAGCCCTTTGAGAGTCCCACCGATCATTCCAAGTGTGCCACCTACCGCACCAGTGCCAAGCGTTAAAGCGGCCTCGCCTGCGCCCACAATTTGCTGACCGATTCCAGGCTGTTGTGGCGGTGGCGTTACTTGCTGTTGTGTCTGCGCTGCTGTTTCTTCGCTTTTAGCCAACTCATAAGCACGAGCAACAGTTTCAAACTCAGATGACCCTCGTTTGCTTTGATTCTTAACTATCCATGATGCGTATTCGTCAGCAGTTGCCATTATCGACCCCCACGCAAAATAGCGTCCGCTTGCGACCTGATATTCTGCTGCGCCGCCATTGGCGCAGGGCTTCGCTCGGTCGGAATCTGCTCGACTAGCGAACTCTGACCGCCTTTTGAATAACGCTTGGAAACGTCAGCAGCAATACGTTGCGAAAAGTCATTAAACGATTCGCCCGGCTTTGCAGAATAATCACCTGCAATAAACGCACCTTTTGCCCTAGTCAAAACGCCGTTGTTCTGAGCAAGCCAATCAGTTTTAGCATTTGAAACAGAAGCATCTAGGTCTTGCAATTTTGCGACACCACGAAGGAATGATGACAAGTCAGTGGCAGAAGCATTCTTTGACGGGAAGCCTTCAAGTGCCATTGCAATATCTTTATCCGATGCTGCGCCGGCCGGCAGTGATTTAACCGCAGCAGTATTCCTAAGACGGACATACTCTTGCCGCAACTGCGTCATGCCGCCCTCAAAACCGCCAACCCTTTTCACAAAGTCAGTTGCACCAGAAAACGCACCATAACCACCGCCCTCGGCGTCAAGTTTATTTGCCAAGTCATTAAACTGGTTTGCGGCCTGTTTCGATGTGGCTGCAGTTACTGCTGCCTCATTTATCAGTTTTCTAGTATCTGTCGGAATGTCGTTAAGATTCTTTTCGATAGACGACATTTTCTCTGCCACTGTTGCAGCAGTTGCTTGCCTATCAAGATTCAAACGGGCAGACCTGTCGTTAATCTGGCTTTGCAGATTTTTAACATTCCATGTTTTTTCGTTAATGCCTGCAACTTGCAATTGTTCTGCAAATTTACCTTCTGCTAGCGCCTTTTGCGCCTTTCCTTGAGCTTCGGAAATTTCAGACGGTGCCTTGTGAATCTCTAGCCATTTTTTAGGGTCGAGCGATGCGCCGATAATACCAACCGCAGATTTTGCAGCCTCTGGGTTCGTATTGATCGCAGAAATGACCTCCTCATAATCCGAGAAGTCTCTCCCTGAGTTTTTCAATGCGTCACGCTTCTGGGTTGCGTATGACAATGCAGCGTCAGGTTTGCCGGTGTTGAGTGCGTTGTAAATCTTTGCCGCATCACCGAAAAGCGTATTCTGCTGCGCTTCTGTAACGTACTTACCGGACGCAAGAATAGCTTCTCTTTGCCCGGGATATTTCAGAGCCAGTTCTCCAAAAGACTGCGCTGTGGGGTTTTTTGTGACTTTTTCTAAATCAATTGCGTACTGCTCTTGCATTTTCTGAGCTTTTTCTCGCTCTTGTTGTTGCTGCTGCAATTGACCAAGTGCTGCGCCGGCCTGAAGGCCAGAAAGAAAACGAGCTGCAAAGTCTGGCTGTTGTTGCGGAAGATAATTGATAGGTTGCATTTTATTTCCTTAAAATCCGGCTTTTTTGGCGCTAATGGCCGTTCCTGCAATTTGCATCATATCGTTAAACACTTGCCTTGTTAAACCGCCTTTAGCCATGATTCCACCAGCCTGTGCAGCACCAATTTGTCCCAATAGATCGCCAACAGCGCCAGCGGATTGCATACCTTGGGCAGCCTGACCCGCTGCGGATGCTTGACCTATTTGAGTCAATCCTCCAAGGTTGGCAAATTGTTGTTGCACCATTTGATTAAGCAATCCTGGTCTAAATTGCGCCAATGCTCCTTGAATATTTCCACCGCGCAGACCGCCAGTGGCAGAAGCCTGCTGAAGAATTGCATTTTCACCTTGCTGCGCCATTGATTGAAAGAATGGGGATTTTTCAATTTGAGAAATAGCCTGCTGCTGCGCTTCTGCCCCGCCAAGCCCCAACAATGCCTGCTGCTGTCCAACCGCTCCAGCCCCAGCGCCGACGTAAGGCTTCATTAGATCGACTAACGCATCAAACTGCCTGCGCTGCTCTGCTATACCCTCTGACGCCATTTGAGATTGAACGCCTGCCGCTTTTTCTGCTGCTTCAGCCTGTTGTGTTGCACCTGTAAACGTACCAACAACTTTTGCAACTGAATTGACAACGCCACTCATTATTTCAACTCCAATCTAATAACATCGCCATCTTCACGGCCAGTTTCTATGAATCCGAAAAATCTAGCCAGCCGCAATGAGCGAGTATTTTTTTCGTTAATCCGCACCAAAATACTTTCGTGCTTTTCCTTCATGCCAGAAAGATATTTTTTAATCTCATGTTTGATATTCCATTTCCCGCGCTTTTCTGGGATTACGAACAAATCAAACTCATTGCCGTATGCAATGAACGCACCGCCATCAAATGGCACAATGTCGCACGATTTTTCTATTACTTCTCGCGCCTCATTTGAAAATGGAATTTCATATTTAATAAGATGATCGACAATAACCGCCCAAATGTTATCGTTCATGTTATCTCACGCCCTGCCGCGCTAATAGTCAATGCAGATGCAGCACTCGCAATTGTAGAAATAAATCCACCATCCTCGATGACTTGCCCGATTAGCTCAGGGCACAGATAACATTCACCGGCAGCAATCGAGCGAGTGTTTATTACTCTATTGGATGTTGCCGCTGTACCGCCATTCGGAACTAAATTTGTGCTAATTGTTTGCGTTGCCGCGCTGTTGTTTGTAACGGTAAATTTGTCGATCACCGTTTTACAGTCTGTTGCCGTGTATTGCGCCGTTTGTACGGACTCTGCAAACTTTCTCGGAATGATGTTTTTTACAGTGATCGCCATCAGAGAACCCTATAAGTGGCTGAAAATGCGTATGTCGCATTTGCGATATTAACCGCATTAAGCCTAAATTCAAACACATCAGAAGTCGAATTTGCAATTATGCTTCCGTTATCTGATTGCCCCGCAGTGGTTGTGCTGAATGTGCCACCGGCCTGCGTTGCAGCAGTGAAATTACTTGCCACCGGCAATGACATATTCAAAACGGCATTGCCTGCCGCTGTCGGGTCAATTTGAACTGTGCCGCTCACTGTGACTGTTGTTCCTACTCTTAACCATTGGCACACTGCCGCCGTACTTGCAGCCACGTTTGTAACGTTTGTAAGGGTCGGCGTATATGTGCCTGACGCAATGTGGCTGTTCGCTTCCCAACGGCTTGTGGTGCTGTTGTAAATCAGCGTATTGCCATTAGCAGGGGAGGGGGCATAAACATTGTGCAGTTCGTCTATCTCGTAGCCATTATCAACCTTGACGAATATCTCGCCTACACTTGCATGTACACGGACAACAAATCCAACAATAACAAGATGATTTGGTGCAACAGGTTTAACACGGGTATAACCTCCAGACACAGAAGTGGACAGGTAAAGCGTGTCCCCCTGTGTGAGTGCGTTTCCTTCTGAATCGGTGATTGTGTTCAATTTCCGAATCAAGCCGGAATTAAGAACAAAACCCTCGGCACCCGACGCAATGGATTCATCAACAAATCCGAACGTATGGTTTGACGTAGCTTCTGCATCTGCCCTGGCTCTGTCAATCTTGATGCGATTGCCTTGGGCGCCAGTAATTTGCACAACAGTCCCACGAGCCATTGCCGTGGCTGCTCCGTTAAAGCAAAGTTCAAATTCGCTTTGGCCAATCGGCAAAGTAGAGTTTCCGCCCTTTAGCGTGAGCATCAAAGTGCCGTCGCCATCGTCGTAATACAGGCGCCGTGCAGCAGGCGCAACAGGCGCAATCTGTGGAAAGTCTATGTAATCAAACTGGCGAGAATTGCCCGATTCAATCTCTGCCTTAGCGTCAGCGTAGCCAAGCGACAACGCAAGGTCGTTAATCGCTTGATTGATTGCAATTACATCGGTTGGCAAAAGATCATAGACCTCATCCATGATGCGCTCGAACGCCTTGATAGCTTCATGGTTCGGCAGGAATTCGGCTAACTGATTTCGTGTGAGTGGTCGTTTTCTAGACATTTAGCGGCTCTATGACGGCTTCCAAGCGTGCCATTGATATGTGGGCATCACTTGTACCTTTGAAGCGCTGTATGCGCCAATTTCTCATGCTTCCTTGTTGCAGCCAGACAATGCGCTTTGTCGTATTTCCTGACGCGCCTACTTTTGCGAATCTCTCTTGGCTGTACGTTATCCCATCAATAGAATATGAAGTGCTTATTTGCGGCTCTGCTCCAATTGCAACACGGCCCGTAAGACTGACCAATTCAAGCGAATGAAGGATTGCTCCTCGGCTTTCGTTGTAAATGATCTGGGTGCCAAACTCCCACGCCACGGCATTTCCGTAATGCGTCGAGATAGTCGAATCGATGTATCCGTGGCTTGTGCTAGTCGGGTCACCAACTAGCCACTTGTTGTAGCACCACACGAAGTTACGTGCTCTATATTGCCCGGTGGATCCGACACCGCTAGTAAGAACAAACCATACCGGTACGCCCAACTCCTTCGATGCTCCACCGTCATAAACAATCGTGCGGTTTGGCAAATGGATGTACAGGAAATTATGCGACTTGTACGAAACCGCTTCCATAACTGCCGTGGACAATTGCGCTTCTGTGTACTCTGACAGGATTTCGTCGATTTCACGGCTCGACAATTTCATGCTTTGACCGTTGGCTCCAAGCCAAATAGAAACAGATTCATTCCGCCCACTACCCATGAACGCAATCGCATCGAGATACACGCAACAAGTATTTGTGCCAATTGCGCCACGTTGAATTTGCGCTCCATCAATGCGACTGAATGGAAACAACTCACCGCCCACGTTATCGAAAACTTCGATTGTGTGACGGTTCAGTGCATAGACTTCATTTCGCACTTTCAACAACGCGACAACCGGATCTGGGTCGGCTTCTGCGCTGCCGTATTTTAGCGGGTTCACTGCAAGTGGGTTATTCAACTCAGTGACGATCAAGAACTCACCATCAGTGGTCATAAAATAACCATCGACCCAAACCAAATCAACCACGGTTCCGATATCTGGGTCGGTAACTTGCGTGAATGTCGTTCCATCGTAGTAGTAAAGATTGCCACCAGAGGCAACCGCAAGCCTGTCGAATGAGTAATCAAACGTGACTTGTCCTGCCCCGCCAACATCGCCCAGGATAGTCGAAGCCCCAAGCGAGTCGATGCTAACCAGCTTTGTGCCCATTACTCGATAGCAAACGCCGTTCCACTCCATGCCACCACGATCAACACCGACACCAGTACCGAGCTGCACAATGCCATCAGCGGGGCGTAAATAGCCCTCACTGATACCGTTTGACTTTGGGACAGGAACCAGATTGCGCGGATATGAAGTGCGAAAATCAGGTTTGCTGTCAGTGTATATGCCCTGAACTATTGGAATTTGCATAATTTACCACTTGACATTGTTTACCACTTCGAGCGGTTACTCCACCAAGCCGCAGACATTTTGCCCTTGGCGATATTTTTTGCGTGTCTGGCCTTGAATGATTCCCGCCTAGTCTTATCGGCCTCCGATTCTCCTTCACGCTTTGGAGAACCAGAAACCCCCTGCTGACCGAATCGAATTGTTTTGATTTTGTCGCCTTCCTTGGCAACAACAACATGCGATTTTGTCGGGTGCGACGGTGTGCGCTTGGGCTTGTTAAACCCAGCGACACCGACTTTTTCTAGGCGAGAATCTTTTTTCATTCGATGCCGTAGATAGCTTTCACCTGCTGGATTACATCATCTTCGGCAGGCAACTCTTCGTCGTCCTTCCGTTCGATTTTGTAGGTTCCTGTGCGAGTGTCAGCGTCTTTGATAACGGTAACGTTTGCAAAAGCACAGCCGTTTGATCGAAAAATACTGTGAACAATAATTTGAGTTTTCATATCTTCTTTCATTACGGTGCGGTGTAACCTTGGAAGTTTGCGCGAACAGTTCCAGCCACAGACAGGTTAGCGTTAAGTGCCGTGTTTGCAGTCGCTGTGATTTCAGTCGGGAACTGAATCAGAACAGGGTCGTTCACCGGCAAAGTGAATCTCCAGCGCTCAGTGGCTCCATCAAGAATAATCAATTCTGTAACAGCAGCACCAGTATTGATTGCTTGCAATGCTGTCAGATGCCGTTTAATGCCCGCTCCTGCTGCTGCTGCAATCGCAACTGCGGTTGTAGTTGTCAATGCCAAGGAAGCGTTAAAGCCTGCTTCTGGAATTGCGTAAGGCTTGCTAATCTGTGCACCAACGGTGGTTGTGATAACGTCCGCTGTGTCGCCACCTTGAACACCAGTATAGTTAGCAGTAACCGCGCGGCCTGCAATCCTGTTCGGGTTACCAGTCACAGCAACATCGTGTGCGACAACACCGGCAACTGTTCCAGTAATACTAGAAGCGCCGCCTTGAATAACGACAGGAACTGACGCACTGATATCACCAAGCGGTCTTGGTAGAAGCTCAACACGCTGACGCTCAAAGTCAAAAATGCGAACGTAGCTGATTCGCAAATCTGTGCGCTTGATTACGCCGCCGCCACAGTCGACAGCTGCAAAATCTACAACAGTTGGAGAGTAACCTGCAATGTTCACAAGTGTAAGAGCCGTTGTTGAAATGTTTGCGACCTTCCAAGCGCCGTCAATGCCGATAGTTGCGCCCACTGAAATATCTCTACATCCGAGAACGTTCACGTAATCGCCAATGGAAACGCCCGCCCAGTTTGCTGTGCCAGTAAGCACAATTTGATGCTGACCGTCAGAGAGAGTTGTTTTCTGTGCATTTACAATTGACGTTGTAAGTGCGCCGGGTTGCGGGCAAGCTGCATTTACGTTGCTAATGTACCCGCCAAAGCTCGTATTTGTCGCAGCGGTTCCCCACACGACAGTGAACTCATTTGCAGCAGTGACAGTGACAGCGGCAGGCGTACTCAGTGCAGGATAAAAGCCTGTGCCAACGTCCCTGACCCCGTATCCAACAATCAAATCACCAGTGACCAAATTGTGGGGAACGTTTGTTGTTACTGTTGCAGTTGTGGTTCCAGCTTTGCTGACGGACACAATCTGCGCTGATGGTACAGTTAGTGACGGCTCAGACCGTGACTTCAACCGCAGCTTGTATGATTTTTCGGGATTCGGTACAACCTGAGTTCTCAAAACTCGGCTTGTACTTTGCGCCAATGAATCTATTGATGTGTCCGACCATTGCAAACGATCAGCCATCAGCGACAATTTGTATTCATTGGATGCTGTGAAAGCGTAGGTGTAAGGCGATGCAGCGATTATTGACGAAGAAGCGTTTGTTGCAATAGTGGTTGCCTGACGCGCAATGAGCGAATTTCCTGCGCCGGATACAAAAGGCAAAGAATCTCCAGCAGACGCACGAGCGTAGAAAAATCCCAAAACCGCAGATGGCGATTCAAAGTGCATAGAAGTGCCGTTTCTGCTGCCAGAAAGCGCAGGTCGGAAATACACGAAACCCTTTGCACCGACCGGGTCTGTGACGGTCTGGCTTGGAATTGTTGCGTTAGGTCCGCCTGTTACCGTGAACTGATTCGGGCTTAATACAGATGCGACTACGATTGATGGATAATTAACGACTGGGTTAGAACATCCTCTAATACCAATTCGCTTGCCCGCTGCAAGATTGTGCGGCAGCACAGTAGTAACGGTCAAGGTTGTCGTAGTCTGAGTGATAGAGGCAATTTCAAGATCAGGAACGTCGGGGATTGTGTCAATGTCAATCAGCTCGATTGAATTGTCTTGACCCCACGCCGCTTGAGACAAGTGAGCGCCGACAGCCAGCTCGACAGGCATCCTGAAAGTGTCAACAGTATCGACACAAGTTTCTGTTCCAGCAGACAAAGGGTCGGAGGAAATTACCAAGTAACTTGCGCCAACTGCGTTTCCATCGACCGTGACGATATCGCCAGAACTAATCTTTTCATCCCATGACGCGCTTGGCCAGGATTCAAAAGTCTCCCTGAATTTGTCTGTTATGTTGCTCGACACAGCGCTCACAACTTCGGCATAAGTTCCGTCGTTCATGTCCCGATTTCTGCGGGGAACGTTATTTTCGCTTTTGATAATGTCTGTCATGATTTACCCTTTAACCTACTCGATACCAAATTTTGTTCACGTTGTCGAAACGCAGACGGAAAAACCCGTTTGCTGCCAGAGTTGTCGGCGCACCGAGTACGGTTGAGCCATTGCCATTTACCGTCAGCGTCGAAACGGCCTGTGTCGTAAAAACTAAAATTTCCTGCCGGTCAATGCAATTTGCCTGCACGGGCAAAACAAGCGTGCCAGCGGAAAATGCTCCGGTTGGCGTGAGAAGCAGGAAAACACTAGATGAAGCATTGTTTACTTGAACTGAAAATCCAGTCGCAGACGGTGATACGTACTGAGTGATTTTGTCATCATTTGCCGTGATACCTTCTTGGCAAAATGCCTGCAAAACAGACATAGGAACGCGTCTAGTGTCAGGGTTGTTTGTGCTGAATACTGGCACTTGGTCACCGGCAGAAACCGAATCAAGCGCACTTAATTGATTGATAGTTGTCATTGTGACACCTTACATAAAATC